GGGCTCCCATGCGCGAGTATCCCGGAGAATGGCGCTGGGAGTTTTTCTACTACCGCGGCGAGATCCAGCGTGACCGCATTTTCCGCGTCGGGAGGCGCATCCATGCTCCAGCTTGAGCCTGTGATTCCCGTGCAGGTCACGTCCAAGACGCTCCCGGTCGGCGTCAAGGCCAAGTCCCGCTCCGGCTGGGCCTACGCCTGGAAGGAAACCGGCATAGACGGCCATCGCCTCTGGATCGTGGTCATGGACGAAACAGGCGAGGTTGTGGACGTGCCACAGCCTGAAATCCGCGTGGATGCAAATTGGTCATTTGGGAGGCGCATGTGAACGGGCTCCCTCACGCCGCTGTGCGTGCAAAGGAACGCTACGGCATCGACCTGAGCAAGGGCGACATCATCGATCTCGCCAAGCGCTGCTACGCGGGTGAGGGCCTGATGGAGACAACCCGCGACGGCAAGCGGATGCACGCCCTGATCGTTGGAGAGCGCGTTCTATGGCTGGTCTATTTGCACCCCAAGGGGGGGCGCAGCTATCACCAGCACGGCACCGTGTTGACGATCATGCCCCCGCAGATCGCGGCTGTCCGATCGTCTCGGGACACGGCCTACCGTCGCCGCCGGCTAGGTCGCGCGGCCTGATGGTCCGCTGGCTAGGCGATACCCCAGACGACGCCCTGGACCGGGTTCTACTGGTCATGGTGGGCGCGTTCGCGGGGCTGCCTTGCCCAACGCAGAAGGACATCAGCGCCTGGACGGGAATCTCCCGCCGCAGGGCGTGGCGCTACCTGCATGACATGCAGGAGCGGGGCTTACTGGAGATCGAAGTTGAGACGGGCGTCCGCCGTGTGGACGGCACGCGCGGCCAGCGCCGCCGGGTCCGCCTGCCCGGAGGGGACTGGACCGGCTGGACGAACCGGATACCGACTCCGGGAGACAAGTAAACGCCAGTTAGCAGGCTTTCCCCGCCCTCGAAATAAAATGCGCGCGGTCATTCTCACGCGCGAGGAGTTCGGTGGCGAAGCTCAACCCCAAGCAGGCCCGGTTCGTCTCTGAGTACCTGATCGACAGTAACGCCACACAGGCGGCCATTCGTGCTGGGTACTCGAAGAAGACCGCGTACAGCATCGGCGGCGAGAACCTGAAGAAACCTGAAATCGCGGCGGCTATAGCCAAAGGGCGGGCCAAGATTGCAGACCGGCTTGAGATTACCGCCGAAAGCCTGATCCGCGACGTACTGCAGATCGGCGATGAGGCGCGCAAAGCCGAGTCGTTCGCCGCCGCTTTGAAGTCGCGCGACATGCTCGGCAATACCCTAGCGGACGGAAACCCGTTCGAGGGCGCGCTCACCGTCAAGGTCGAGGACTCCAGCGAGAGGCCCCAGACCGCGCTCCAACTCGCCCGCGAAATCGCCTTTGCCCTGCGTGTCGGCGTCGAGAACGCCGCCGGGGCCCCGCCGTCCGACTCCCCGGACACCCAGACCAAACACTGAAGTAACAACTCAAGGAACAGACCAATGCGTATTCTCAACTCGCTCGTCAGCAGCCTCGTCGGACTCGGCAATGGCGGCGTCCCGACGTCCAGCGCCCCCGCCCTCAAGCCCCCGTTCATCTCGGTCGGCGGCTTTGTCTCTGGCGGGCACGGCTCCCAGTTCTACCTGCCCCACCCCAAGAAGGTCGTGTTCTTCGACGATTTCCTGGGTGACGTCGTGGCGGACCAGTGGAACCTGGTCGAGGGCACGGATAGCTCGACGACCGACGCCTCGATCCTTGCAGGCGGCATCGGCGGCATCCTCCGCTTCACCTCCGGCGACGCCGGCACGGGCCTTGCGGCCGACCTGGCGCAAATGACGCAGGCCCTGCAGTGGCAGGCCAGCAACGGCGGTCTCGAGATCGAGGTCAGCCTGAGCCTGAGCCGCATCACGAATGCCTACTGCTTTGTGGGTTTCACCGATGTTGTGACGTTGGAGGCTCCGATCATCTCGGCGGCCTCTGCCGACACCTTCACCACCAACGCCACCGACGCCGTGGGCTGGATGTTCGACACCCGCATGTCGACGGATAACTGGTGGCTGACGGGAGTGGCGAACGACACCGACGCGACGCACCAGAACTCCGGCTACGCCCCCGTGGCCGACACGAAGGAAGTCCTGCGCGTCGAGGTCACCAAGGCCGGCGCCGCGACGTTCTTTCGTAACGGCATCCAGGTCGGCACGGTGATGACTGGCGCCCTGACCCCGGCCACGGACCTGACGCCGACCATTGCGCTGGGCAACACCTCCGGCACGTCCAGCTTCACGATGGATGTGGACTACGCCTACGTGGCGATGGACCGCTCCTAAGCCGCGATGCTGAACGGAACACCCGCGGGCCTGCAGATCGAAGCAGTGCTGCAGGCCCTAGGCGGGGTTCCTGAGACGGAGAAGGCCGACCTTCGCAAGAAGGCACGGCAGGCCATCGAGAAGGCCGGGAAGTCCGCCTTGTGGGTGCCCAACGCCGGTCCGCAGACGGAAGCCTACCTCTGCGAGGCCGACGAGCTTTTCTACGGTGGGCAGGCCGGCGGCGGGAAGTCCGCTCTGATGATCGGCCTGTCGCTCACCTGCCACGAGCGCAGCCTGCTCCTACGGCGCACCGCCAAGGAAGCGGAGGGCTGGGTTGACGACTATGTCAGCATTCTCGGGGACCGGGAGGGCTACAACGGCCAGACCAACACATGGCGCCGCGATGGCCGCATCATCGACCTGAGCGGCTGCCAACTCGAAAGCGACAAGCAGAAGTTCAAAGGCCGCCCGCACGACTTCATTGGCTTCGACGAGGTCGCTGACTTCACCGAGACGCAGTACACGTTCATCATCGGCTGGAACCGCAGCACGCGCCCCGGGCAGCGTTGCCGCGTGGTGGCCGCCGGCAATCCCCCGACGACTCCTGAGGGCCTGTGGGTGCTGCGCCGCTGGGCGGCATGGCTCGACCCGAACCATCACAACCCGGCCCAACCCGGCGAACTCCGCTGGTACACCACGGGAGAGGACGGCAAGGAGATCGAGGTCGACGGCCCCGGGCCCCACATGATCGGTGGGGAAGAGATCATGGCCCGGTCCCGGACCTTCATCCCGGCCAAGCTGTCCGACAATCCCGACCTTGCGGCATCCGGCTATGCGGCCACCCTGGCGGCTCTGCCCGAGGAATTGCGCGCCGCCTACCGCGACGGCCGGTTCGACGTAGGCCTGCGTGACGGCGCCTTTCAGTGCATCCCGACGTCGTGGATCAGGGCAGCGCAAGCCCGGTGGACGGAGAAGCCACCGAACGGCGCGCCCATGTGTTCGATCGGCGTGGACGTGGCGCAGGGCGGCAACGATGAGACGGTGCTTGCGGCCCGGCATGACGGATGGTTCGCGCCGCTTGTGTCCGTACCGGGCAAGCAGACGCCGGACGGCGCGACGGTCGCAGGCCTTGTGGTGAGCAAGCGCCGGGACAATGCCACCATCGTCATCGACATGGGCGGCGGCTACGGCGGCGCGGCGCTTGAATGGCTCAAAGAGCAGGACATGCCGGTCGTCGGCTACAAGGGTGCAGAGGCGGGCCCCGGCCGCACGGCAGACCGCCAGCTTGCCTTTTCCAACCGCCGTAGCCGGGCGTACTGGCGGTTCCGTGAGGCGCTGGACCCCGGGCAGGTCAACGGCAGTCCCATTGCCCTACCGCCAGATCCTGCGCTCGTGGCGGACCTCACGGCGCCGACGTTCAAGGTCGGCCCGCACGGCATCCAGGTCGAAGCCAAGGAGAGCGTGGTCAAGCGGCTCGGCCGGTCCCCCGACAAGGGCGACGCGGTCGTCATGGCGTGGGAGCAGGGGCTGAAGTCCGAGAACATCCCGGGCGGCTTTGCCCGTGGCGCCCATCGCGCGGCCCCGCAGGTCATCATGGGGCGAGCCAACGCACGACGCACGACGCCCCAGTCCAGCAATGGCGGAGGCCGCGAGCATGGCTAGACGCGACTGGAAAGAGCAGAGGGCAAAGAACGGCCAGCGCCTGATGGCAATCCTACGGGATTGCGCCCGCAAGAGCCGCGTCTGCCCGGACATCGGCCAGCTATCCCGAGACCTTGGCGTCACGTCCTTCATGGTCGTCACGCTGTTTGATGACCTGAAGGCGGCGGGCGAGATCGACTGGCAGACCGTTCACTGCGGTCTTGCCACAGGGAAGCGGCGCTGGGTGCGTCTGCTGAACGATTGCATGATGACAGCCAAGCCGGTGAACCAGAGCCGCAGCTACGTGAAGGCACCGCGGGACAAGACCCTGCTGGATCGGGCGCGCGTCGCCCTGCAGCGGCGCGGCTACTACGTCTGGGACGCCCGCCTGTCTGGCGGTCCCGCCGGCATGGTGAAGGTTGACCACAAGTTTCTTGCCCCCGAGGAAGTGATCGCGATGGCGGGCCTGTCGATGGAGCAGAGGGTCTGATGGGAAGCATGCCGAGCGGCGGCGGTGGTGTGTACAACAACACGCCTGCGCCCATCGTTTACCAAAGCACGGACCCCTATGCGGCGAACTACAAGCCGCCGACCGGGCCGCAGCTTTCGCCGGCTCAGGTCGCGGCGTCAAAGCCCGCCGACACGACGCCGCTCGCGCCACTTCCCGACGACGAGCAAGAGCGTCGGAGACGGCTTGCCCTGATCCTTGGTAGCGGCGGGGAGACATGGGGCGGGGGCGACGGGAGCAGTTCAGGTGCAGCGGATGCAGGGGCTGGCGATGGTGCCGGCGCCGCAGACGGCAGTGCGTACTAGGAGGGCGTAATGGGTTCCATGTTCGGGGGCGGAATGCCCTCTCCACAGCCGATGATGATGGCCCCGCCGGCTCCGGCCAAGGTCGAGCCGCCCGTAGTCATGCCCATCAAGGATGACGTCGCGGACAAACAGTACGAGCAGAAGCAGGCGGCGATGACGCGACGCGGCAAGACTAGCCGTTCCAACACCATAATCGGCTCTGACGACTCGCTGGGGGCCTGACATGTCGGAACTCGTCCAACACGTCCGCGCGCTGGGCGACAACCTGTTCAGCAAGCGGACGGGCCTTCTGAGCCTGTGGCAGGAGCTTGCGGAGAACTTCTACCCGACCCGCGCGGACTTCACGACGACCCGGTACATCGGCGCGGAGATGGCGTCCGGCCTGATGACGTCGGCCCCCGTACTGGCGCATCGCAATCTCGGCAATGCCTTCGGCGCAATGCTGCGCCCGTCCGCCAAAGAATGGTTCAAGCCGCGCTCCGAGCGTCCCGACAAGGAGGACACGGAGGCCAAGCAGTACCTGGACTGGCTGAAGAAGCTGCTCAAGAACGCCATGTACGACAGCTCCGCCGGGCTGGCTCGCGCCACCAAGGAGGCGGACATGGACTTCGCCTGCTTCGGGCAAGCCGTCCTGCAGTCGGTTCTGTTCCGCCCTGCTGACGGCTCGACGCCGCACCTGCATCACCGCTGCCACCATCTCCGCGATACCGCATGGATGGAGAACGAGATCGGCGTCGTCGACACGGTCTTCCGCAAGTGGTCGCCGACCGCGATGACGCTGAAGAACCTGTTCCGCAAGACCGTCCATGCCAACGTCACGAAACTGCTGGAGAAGACGCCCTACGCGGAGGTGAATTGCTGGCACGTCGTGGTGCCGCGCTCCCTGTACGAGACGTTCCCAGGCGCCAAGACCTACCGGCAGCCCTTCGTCTCGCTCTACATCGACTGCGACAACGAACACCTGCTGGAGGAAGTGCCCCAGTGGGTGAACGGCTACATCATCCCGCGCTGGCAGACGGTTTCGGGCTCGCAGTATGCCCATAGTCCGGCCACGGTCGCGGCTTTGCCCGACGCCCGCCTGCTGCAGTCCATCACGGGCGTCCTGCTGGAGAGCGGCGAGAAGGCGGTTAACCCGCCCATGGTGGCCGTACAGGACGCTGTGCGCGGCGATATCCCGGTCTATGCGGGCGGCGTGACGTGGATCGACGCCGACTATGACGAGCGGACCGGCGAGGCCCTTCGCCCCATGGCGTCGGACCACAAGGGCCTGTCCTTCGGCCTCGACCTGATTCAGGACCTTCGCCTGCAGCTTCAGGAATCGTTTTTCCTGAACAAGCTGAACCTCCCGCCTCAGGGTGGCCCGGACATGACGGCCTACGAGGTCGGCCAGCGGGTGCAGGAGTTCATCCGCAACACCCTGCCCCTCTTCGAGCCCATGGAGATGGAATACAACGCGCGTCTCTGCGAGACGGACCTGCAGATCCTGATGCGGGCGGACATGTCGATTGCGGCCCGTGCGCCCAAGTCGATGCGTAATGCCAACGTGGAGTTCTCGTTTGAGAGCCCGCTTCGCGAGGCCATGGACAAGGCCAAGGTCGGCCAGTTTCTTGAAGCGGGGCAGGTCATCACGCAGGCCATCCAGCTTGATCCGGCCGCTGGCTTTATCGTGGACGGCGCCAAGGCGGCTCGCGACGTGCTTACCGCCGTTGTTCCCGCCGACTGGATGCGGACCGAGGACGAGAGCGAAAACATGCGCCGCAACGCCGTTGCCCAGCAGAAACAGGAGCAGGTGTTGGCGCTCATGGAGAAGGCGGGCGGCGTCGCCAAGGTGGCATCCGAGGCGGCGGCGAATACGGCCAAGACGTCGGGCCTGTCGGCGGAGATGGCCGCGTGAGCGAGCGCACGGAAGCCCAGCGCATCGCGACCTTGGAGAAGCGGCTTGATCTGGTCCTGAAAGCCCTGCGCGGCGAGTTCTCCGGCCTTGGGCGGCAGTTTGGCACTCCCACGTTCCAAGACCTGTGGAACGCCGCAGAGGAAGACGAGGAATGACCATCCACCAGTACCTGCGATCCCTGCGGCGTGACGACATGGTGTCGTGGCGTGCCATGTGGCTGGGGATGATCCGGTATCAGCCGGCCGCCGCAAAGGCGCACCGCTAGTGGCCGCCCGCTACGACAAGGCCTTTGGCCGCAACGCCAATCCGGCCTATTCCTACGACCACACGATAGCCGACGTCGCCGCTGTGCAGGCCGTTTCTCAGGGGCGCGCGACGCCCGAGCAGCAAATCCGCGCCTTTGCCTGGATCATCGAGCGCGGCGCCATGACCTACGACGAAACCTTTCATCCTGAGTCGGACAGGATGTCGAACTTCATGCAGGGCCGGCGTTTTGTAGGCCTCAAGCTCGTGTTGCTTTCCAAGGTCAACATCGAGCGCCTGAAGAAGAAGCAAGATCCGACAGCCCCTCCCTCTGAAAACGGAGTTTGACACTCACCATGGCGATTGAGCCCACGGCGGCCCCGGCATCCCCGGCCACCCCGCCCGCAGCAACCACTCCCGCGGCTCCTCCGGCGTCCAGCACGCCCGCCGCGGCACCGCCTGCCAGTGAAACCCCGCCGGCCGCACCGCCGGCTTCCACGCCACCTGCCGAGCCCCCCGCGTCGGCAACGCCACCCGCCGGGACGACACCGCCTGCTGAGCCGCCCGCCGCTGGCCGCTGGTCCGATACGTGGCGCGACGATATGGCAAAAGGCAACGAGAAGGCCCGAAAGGTGCTGGACCGCTACGCCTCGCCGGAGGCCGTGGCCGAAGCCCTAATGCATGCCCGCGACAAGATCGCGTCCGGCCAGCTTCGCCAGCCGCTCAAGGCGGACGCCAGCCCCGAGGAAATTGCGGAGTATCGTGCGGCCAACAACGTCCCCGAGGCACCCGACAAGTACGATACCTCCCTCCCTGACGGGCTGGTGATCGGTGAGGCGGACAAGCCAATTGTTGAGGGCTTCCTGAAGACCGCGCACGCCAAGAACTGGTCGCAGGACACGGTGAAGGAAGGCCTCACCTGGTACTACAGCGAGCAGAACCGGCAGGCCGAGGCGCAGTACCAGCGCGACGCGGAGGGTAAGCGCGCCGTCGAAGCGGACCTGCGGGAAGAGTTCGGCGGCGAGTACAAGCGGTACGTGGCAGTGGCCGACGAGTTCATGCTGCAGGCCGGCGAGGACTTCCGCGATGCCCTGATGCAGGCCCGCATGCCCGATGGGACGCTGGTCGGCGCCAACCCGAAGGCAATCCGCTGGCTGGTGAACACAGCGCTCACCCTCAACCCCATGGCGACCATCACCCCGGCCGCCAACAGCACGTCTCTCCAGACGGCCCAGACCGAGCTTGCGAACCTCATCAAGGAATCGGGCGATCGATCCGGCCCGTACTGGAAGGGTCCGCTCGCCCAACAGAAGCAGGCCCGGCACATGGAGTTGAACCGCCTGCTGGAGAAGGTGCCGAAGAAGTAGACGCGATGGAGCGAGGTTGCAGCTTTGCAGGTTGCAACCTCGTTAATACACTCAGTTGTTATCTTGCTGCGGCCCCGGATGCGCGCAGCCGGCGCCCTGACATTCAGGGCCACCCCGGCGAAGTGAGGATGGCTACCCCGACAGGAGAGGTCCCCACCTTTTCATCGGAGTGCTTCCCATGGCCGACACGGCCTTTCAAACAACCTACCGACAGCAGTTCATTGCTGGCTTCGAGCAGCGCGAAAGCCTTGTCACGAAGACCGTCACCACCGAGGCCGACGTCAACGGCAATTCGGCGGTGTTCCTCGTGGCCGACTCCGGCTCGGCGTCTGCCGTCACCCGTGGCGTCAACGGCCTGATCCCGTACCGCGCCGACAACCTCACCCAGCTCACCGCGACGCTGCAGGAATGGCATGACGGTGTCCGTCGTACCAAGTTCAACCTGTACGCTTCGCAGGGCGACGGCCTCCGCATCATGCAGGAGACCACGATGGCGGTGCTGAACCGCAAGCGTGACGCCGACATCATCGCGGAACTGGAGACCGGCACGCAGGACCTGGGCGCTGCCCAGACCGCCTCGCTGACGACCGTCATGCACGTCAAGGCGATCCTCGGCAACAACGCGGTCCCGATGGACGGCAACGTCTTCGGCCTCATCACCCCGGCCTTCGAGGCCTACCTGATGCAGGTCAAGGAGTTCGCGTCGGCCGACTACGTGAACAACAAGCCGTTCGAGAACAACCTGACCATGTTCCGCTGGAGCGGCATCAACTTCATCGTCCACCCGAACCTCACGGGCAAGGGTACGTCGGCGGAGAAGTGCCTGTTCTACCACAAGAGCGCCATCGGCAGCGCGATCGACATGGACTCGATCGACACCGCCGCGGACTACAATTCGGAGCATTCCTACTCGTGGGCACGCGCCAGCGCGTTCATGGGCGCGAAGCTCCTCCAGAACTCCGGCGTCGTCGTCGTGACTCACGACGGTTCGGCGTTCGCGGCCCTCTAAGGAGAACGATCATGGCGTACACGCCCGCAAACCTGAGCTGCATCCTCCAGTCCATCGCCGGGCCGCGCATCTGGCACCACACGTCGGCCGATGCGACTGCAGCCGTCGATACGTCCGGTTTCATCACCGATGGCGGCTCGCGCGGCATGAAGGTGAACGACATCGTTTACCACAAGGACAGCACCACCACGGCGACCGCACTGACCATGCACAAGGTCGTCTCGGTCAGTTCGACCTACCCCGGGGCCGTCGATCTCAGCGATGGCGTCGTGGTCGGCAGCGCGACGAACACCGACTAATGCCGTCGACGGACGGTTAGGCCCCGCCGGCATCCGCTGGCGGGTAACTGGGATGCCGCCGCCGCGTAGCGTATCGCGGCGGCATTCTCACATCAGGAGCACGCTTCCCAGTGAGCAACGAGAACGAAGTCACCCCTCTCCACAAGATCAAGGGCAAGGCCACACCGGGACAGATCGCCCTTCAGGAGGCGGCCCGCAACGTCTGGATCTTCCGTCCGGGCGAGCCCATCGAGAAGGAGGACATGCTTCGTCCGGCATTCTGGACGCATGTCGCGCGCCAGATGCGCGTCAACGACCGCATCGAGGTCCTGGCACAGGATGCAAGCTGGTACGCCGAACTGATCGTGCGCGCCGTGGCGCCGCTGGAGGTCGCGGTCGGCTTGTTGGCTTTCACCGAGTTCGACGCCATCGCGACTCCGTCCGAGGACGAGTATCAAATCGCGTGGAAGGGTCCGTCCGCGAAGTGGCGGATCACCCGCGTTGCCGACAAGGCCACCATCAAGGAGGGCTTTGCCAGCGAAGGCGCGGCCAAGGCGTGGCTTGCGCTCCCCATCTCCGAACGCGCCGCGGCCTGATCCGTGGCTACCACGCGCCTCGCACTCTACAACGCGGCCCTGCGAGAGTGCGGGGAGCGCAAGCTTGCCAGCCTGACGGATGACGTCGACCACCGCTACATGCTGGACGACGTATGGGCGGACGGGTTTGTCCGTGACGTGCTGGGGCAGGGGCAGTGGGTGCATGGCACCCGCTCCATCGAACTAGCATCCGACGCTGATACTGAAACCCAGTTCGGCTACAGCTACGCCTTCGTCCAGCCCGACGATCTGGTCCGCACCATCGGCCTCTGTGTTGACGAGCGCTATGAAACGCCGGTCACCGCCTATCAGGTTGAGGCCGGCTATTGGTATGCGGACATCGACCCGCTGTTCGTCCGCTACATCTCCGACGACGCGGACTATGGCGGAGACCTGTCCCGCTGGCCCGATGACTTCACCCGCTTTGCCGAGCTTCGCCTTGCGTGGCGCATCCAGCCCCGCCTGACGGGTTCCAAAACCGACCGGGTGCAGATGGCGAAGGACATGAAGAAGGCCCTTCTGGACGCCAAGTCGACGGACGCCATGGAGAAGCCCGTAGCGTTCCCGCCGCGCGGCTCGTGGGTCCTGTCGCGCGCTGGCCGCCGGGGCGGGGGCTTGCGCGACCGAGGCAGCCGTACCCGGCTGATCGGCTAGGGTGAAGGTTCTCCACCAGTATCTGGCAATGAACCGGGGGCTCGTATCGCCTCTGGCGCTTGCTCGCGTAGACATCAAGCGCATGGCCTTGTCAGCCGAGACCTACGACAATTGGATGCCCCGCGTCATGGGATCGATGATGCTGCGGCCGGGCCTGCAGTATGTCGGCTCGACCAAGGGCAACGGCCAAGCCGCGCACCTGCCGTTCATCTTCAACCCGGACGATACGGCGCTGGTGGAATTGACGGACGGCTACATGCGCGTCCGGATCGACGACACGATCATCACCCGCCCGGCGGTGACGAGCACGCTCTACCGCTGGAACTCCGGCGGCTCCACCTGGGACACCAGCACGGACACCAGCAGCACGTTCCCGGATGCGACCGAGGTCGGCTACTGGAAGGACAACGACGAAAGCGGCGGCACGTCTGCCTATACGTCCGGCGGCTATCTCTCCATGCTGGGCAACGGCACGGAGGCGGCCATCCGGGACCGCAAGGTCGCGGTATCGGGCGCCAACATCGGCGTCGAGCATGCCCTGAACATCGTGATCGCCCGTGGCTCCGTCACCCTGCGGCTGGGCAGCACCGAAGGCGGCGACGAGTACCTGACGGACCGCACGCTCCGGAAGGGCCAGCATTCCATCGCCCTGACGCCACAGGCGGATTTCTTCATCCGCCTGTCTCACGCCGAAGACATCACCGCCCTTGTGGACAGCGTGACGCTGCAGCAGGCGGCAGGCGACATGGAGATCCCGACGCCGTGGGCTGCGGCGAACCTGCAGTACGTCCGGGGCGAGCAGTCGGGCGACGTGATCTTCGTGGCGTGCGACGGCATCGCGCCCAAGCGCATCGAGCGGCAGGGCGCCAGTTCGCCCCGGTCATGGTCGGTCGTCGACTACGCTCCCGACGACGGTCCATTCCTCTCGCTGAACACCGGCCCCGTGCGCCTGAAGGTATCGGCGCTGACAGGCGACGTGACCCTCACGGCGGAAAAGCCGTTCTTCAAGTCGACCAACGCCGGGTCGCTGTTCCGCCTCACATCGGCCGGGCAGCAGGTGACGAAGCGCATTCAGGCGCAGAACACCTTCTCCGACTCGATCCGCGTGACCGGCATCGGCACGGGCCGCGTGTTCAGCATCGAGCTTGAGGGGCCAACCTTCACCGGGACCACTGTCGTCACTCTGCAGCGATCGGTCGGCACGCCCGGCGACTGGACGGACGTTACCTCCTACACCGCCGTCCAGACGGTCAACTACAGCGACACGCTCGACAACCAGATCATCTACTACCGGATCGGCGTGAAGACCGGCGACTACACGGCGGCGGATGACCTGACGGCGACGCTCACCTTCTCGGCGGGCTCGATCACGGGTGTCGTGCGGGCCAACGAGTATGTCAGTTCGACCGAGATGAGTGCGTCCGTTCTGACCGATCTCGGCAAGGCGGATGAATACACCAGCGACTGGTACGAGGGTGCATGGTCGCCTCGCCGGGGCTATCCGAGCGCGGTCTGCCTGTTTGACGGGCGGCTTTTTTGGGCGGGCAAGGATTCGATCTGGGGCAGCGCGTCTGACCTGTTTGATGACTTCAACGATCTTGACGAGGGCGACCAGCGGACCATCAAGAAAAGCCTGGGGTCCGGCCCGGTCGACAGCATCAACTGGCTGATGCCGCTCCTGCACCTGATCATCGGGGCGCCGGGCGCGGCCATTGTGGCGAAGGCGTCCAGCTTTGACGAGCCGCTGACGCAGACCAAGTTCGGCCTGAAGCCCGTGTCCAACTCGGGAACAGCCATGCTCCCGGCCGTGCGCATCGACAGTTCGGGCATCTGCGTCTCCCGCAGCACCAGCCGCGTGACCGAGCTTTCCTACGACGGCGGCAGCTATACCTACGTGCCCAACGACCTGACGGCGGTCATCCCGGAGATCGGCTTGCCGGGCGGGTTTATCCGCGTAGCCGTGCAACGCCACCCTGATACTCGGGTACATTTTGTGCGGGCGGACGGCACTGCCTGCATTTTACTGTTTGACAAGATCGAGAGTGTGACCTGCTGGGTGACGGCTTCCACGGACGGGCTGATCGAGGACGTCGTGGTCCTGCCGGGCGACGACACCCCGGAAGAGGACCGCGTCTATTATCTCGTGAAGCGGACCATCAACGGCGCGACCAAGCGGTATCTCGAGCGCTGGGCGTTGGAGAGCCAGGCGCAGGGCTACGCGGACAACCGCATCGGTGACAGCGGCGTGCGCTGGACGGGCTCGAGCACGACGACCATTACCGGCCTCGACCACCTCGAGGGCAAGGCCGTCGTGGTCTGGCAGGATGGCGTTTGCCCGACTGTGAGCGCGACCGACGACACGCCCAAGACCTACACCGTCTCGGGAGGCTCCATCACCCTCGATACCGCGGCCACGGCGGTCTACGCGGGCCTTCCCTACGATGCCGACTGGATGACAGCCAAGCTGGCCGTTGCCTCGCAGGCGGGCGCTCCGCTCACGCAGCGCAAGATTGCCAAGAGCCTCGCCGTCGTGCTGGCCGATACCCATGCCCGGGGTCTCAAGTACGGGCAGGACTTCGACCATCTGAGCGGGCTTCCCCGGGTAGAAGGCGAGAAGGTCGTCGACCCGGATTACATCTGGCGGTCCTACGACAAGCCGTCCTTCCCGATTGACGGGACATGGGACAGCGACGCCCGCATCTGCCTCCGCGCCTCGGCGCCGCGTCCTTGCACGGTGCTGGGCCTCGTCATGGGGATAGAGGGTCATGACAAGGGTTGAGGTCACGTTCCATGAGGCCACGGCTGAGACCGCCGATGCCTACTATGGCGGGAAGCCACCCTTCACGTTCCGGGGCTACGTCGCCTTGATGGAAGGCAAGGCCATTGGCGTGGGCGGCGTGTTCTACCAAGGCCATACGCCGGTTGCCTTCTCCGAGATGAAGGACGAGATGCGCCCCCGGACCAAGGACAAGGCCCGCGCGGCCCGCAAGCTGGAGGGCTTCATCAAGACCTTCCGGGTGCCGGTCTACGCTATCGCGACCGAGCCGACGTCCGTCCCGCTCCTGACCAAGTTCGGCTTCCATCTGACGGGGCAGGTCACGGACAACGGGCCGATCATGCGGAGGGACCCAGATGTCGACTAACCGCCATCCGTGGCAGCCTCAGACGGCCTACGACCGGGCCAGGTTCGGCCCCCTGGCTGCGGCACTTCCCATGATCAGCATGGGTATGACCGTGCTGGGCGGCGTCATGCAGTTCGCGGGCATGCAGCAGCAGGCGTCGGCGCAGGAGCAGGCGGGCCGCGTGGCCGTCCAGAACGCGCAGGTTGTGCAGCAGCAGCGCGAGGCGCAGGCCAAGCAGCAGGAATCGGAAGCCCTGCAGAACCGCGCGGCGGCCAACGACGAGGCAGCCAAGGGCCAGCGCGCCATGATCGAGGCCAAGCGCAAGGGTCGCCTTCTGGCGGGCCGTGCACAGGCTGTGATGGCGGCATCGGGCGCCGGAGTAGACGACAGCATGACGGCGGGCCTTCTGGCTGAAGGCGACTATGCCGGCGACGTGGCGCTGTTCGAGGGCGATCAGCGCGCCCGCTCGTTCAAGAACGCCGCCAACGTGAACGACTATCAGGCGGCGGGCTCCCGTTATACCGGAGCCGGGGCCGTGTGGCAGGCCAATCAGACGAAGCAGGCCTACGACTTCGCGGCCGGGAATACCCGCTCGTCCTCCTATGGCGTGCTTGCGGGGAGTCTCGCCAAGGCGGGCATCGGAATTGCCGACAAGTATGGCGGCGACTGGGGCAATACCGACGTCAAGGCGGTATCGGCCGATACCTACACGGAAAACGATCCGCGCTTCTCGTCCCTGCCCGGCGGCTACATGGGGATCTACTGATGGCGATTGAGGATTTCATCCGCGAGCGGGCCCTGCCGATGGCAGCGCGCGGAATACAAGCGCCGACGCCGGAAAATGACGACGAGGAGGATACGGAAATCAAAGGTCTCGACAGCGTCATTGAGGCGATTGATCGGGTGGGCGAGATCCTGAAGGCCGACAAGGAAGAGAAGGCCAAGGAAGAGGAAGAGGAGAAAGCAGAAGGCGAGGCGACGGCCAGCGTTCTGCGGCGGGTCGCGGACCATCTTGGGCAGATCGTCCCTGCGATAGTCCAGGCGATGGGCGAAGCCATCAAGTTGCGCGAGCAGCAGCAAGATGCGCAGTTGAAGATGATCTATCTGGAGGTCCGCAGCCTGTGCGAGGAAGTGAAAGCCGCGGGCGCACGCAACGAGCAGGCATTGGAAGATGTCGCGGACCTGTTGAGGGCGCCGGTTGAATTGAAGCGGAGCGGCGACGGCAAACTGCATAGCGCGCGTCGCGTCACAAAGGGATGACATGACCGACAACACAACTCTGAATAAATCGACATCATCTGGCGATGTCATCGCCACAGACGATATTGCCGGGGTGAAGTACCAGCGCGTGAAGTTGGTGCATGGCGCGGACGGCGTGAACGATGGCGATGTCGCCAGCGGCAATCCGCTGCCGACTATTCTTTATGGTCTCAACGATGCGGGAGACACGACATCTCTTAACGCCACGCCAGAGGGGCATCTGGAAGTGGCCCTGCACAGCCCGCGCCTGCCCTTTGGGTCGATCCACACCGAGAGCCTGACGCCTGTGTTCCAGTCCGATGGCATTTACGGCGTGAATACATTTATGATGGCGACCACCAACGGCCTGGCAGTGGGGACGGGTTCGAACAGTGGCTCCGTGACGGGCGCAGGCAATCGCCTTGTGATCGCCACCGGGACGACGCAGTATTCGTTTGCCACGCTCCAGAGTCGCCGCCGGCTGCGCTATCGCCCCGGCCAGGGCGTCATCGGGCGGTTCGCCTGCTTCTTCTCCACGCCCGCCGCCAATTCCATCGTCGTTTCCGGCTTCGGCACGAGCGAGTCGGGGATATTCTTTGGCTACAACGGAACCAGCTTCGGCATCCTGTACAGCACGGGTGGCGTCCGCGAAATCCATACGCTCACGATTACGACGGCCAGCACCGCCACAAACGACTACGTGGTGACGCTGCCGAACACTGCGACCGTAACCGTGTCGGCCACGAACAATGCCAGCACGACCAGGACGGCCTACGAGATCGCCCAAGGCACGTTCCCCGGCTGGACGGCGGCGGCGCAAGGCGCGACGGTCGTATTCCTTCGCGCATCGGCCGGTCCCACGGGCGGGTCTTTTTCGTTGGCCCAGACGGGCGCCGGAACGCCGGCCGCAGGGACGGATGCCACGACCCTGGCAGGCGTCGCGGCAACCGATACATGGATACCGCAGGCGAGTTGGAATGGTGATCCGCTGGATGGGTCCGGGCCGTCCGGCTTCACGCTCGCCCCCTCCAAGGGCAACGTCTATCAGGTTGGCGTCCAGTATCTCGGGTCCGGGACAATCACCTTCGATGTCGAGGTGACATACGCTGATGGCAACAACCCGGAATGGGCGCGCGTCCACACGCTGAAGATACCGAACACGCAAACCGCTGTCAGCCTGACGCAGCCGGCGTTTCCTTTTACGGCTGCTGCATATTCGGCTGGCTCGACTACAAATGTCAGCGTGTCCGTTGGTAGCTATGCGGGCTTCATCGAGGGCGATATCAACAACATCGGCCCGCGCTCGTCGTATTACATCACGAGCGCGGTAACGAGTTCCATTTCTGCCTTCAAGCCGCTGTTCACTGTAAAGAACAGCAACGTCTTTGCCGGCCGCGCAAACCAGACGGTCGGGCACCTGATCGACGTAAATGCTTCAGTGAACGGCAACACGAACTCGCAGACGATCCTGTTCGTGGTGAGAAACGCAGTCCTGACGGGGCCGACCAACTTCACGCAGTTCTCATCCTACAGCTCGACCTATTGGGACACGACGGCAACCGCCTGCACTTTCGAGGCAAAAGATGTGATCTGGTCGGGCTCGCTGGCGCAGGCCGACAGCGTCCGGGCGGCTTTTTCCGACCGGGAAATCACGCTCCAGCCGGGTGAATCCATCTCGGTTGTCGTGCGCTCGACGGCGGCGACGGCGACCTGCATCGGTTCGCTTAACATCCGAGAGGACCAGTAGGTGTTACTCCCGCTCCTGCTGAACAACCTTATGAGCCCCGCCTCAGTGGGCGCGGGCAGCGGCGGGTATGTTGACGGCTATGATAGCCGGTTTCGTCGCAGGAAGAGGAAGCCGCAATCGGTTTGGACGGCAGAAGTCTACAAAGAGATCTTCGGAAGCCCCTCTATTGCGGACAGAAAACTCTCCACGTCCCGCCCGGCAAGAGCGAGGCCCGCCGTCGATAAACTCAAGGCGGTGCTTGATGGGCAAGAAGAGGAAGCGGCTGTGCTGCTGCTCATGGTGATCTGATGGGCGTAACAATTCCCGATACCCCGGACTTCGGCACGCCTGTTCCGCGCGGTACGACCGGTGTCCAGTCCTATGGAGTGGTCCAGCCCATCCAGCAGGACGTGGCGGCCTGGACCTATGCGGCCCAGAGCGCCAAGGCATCGTCCGACAGCGACGCCCGCGTCATGCGCGAGGTTGCTGCCGACGTCGAGAAGTGGAGCGCGTCGATTGACCAGACGCAGGCTCAGGATGCGCTGAACAAGCTGCGCGCCAAGCGGCAGGACCTGACCAGCGGTGAGGATGGCTACATGCGCGTTGAGGGCGGAAACGTCCTCAAGAAGGGGCCGGACGGCCAGACGATGTACGAAACCCTCCCGGCGCGGTTGCAGTCGGGCGCGGACGAGATCGGCGCGGGCCTCTCCCCGATGGCCCAGAAGCTCTACAAGCAGGCGGCTCAGAACGAGATCCTTGCCTACAAGAGCGAGGTTGCGCGCCACGGGCTGAACCAGACGGAGAAGTACCAGGCGGGCGTCTACAAGGATACGGCGGCCACCCTGACGGACCGGGCGCTCCTGAGTGCCGACGATCCCAAGGCGCTGGAAACCGTCGTCAGCAGCCTGGAGAAGGCCACCCTGGCGCGTGCCGAGCAGTTGGGTATTCCGGGCGAGGCAATGGCCCGGGGCGTCGTGTCCGACGTCTACAAGGCGGTCATCAAGCGAGCGATCGACAGCGGCGACAGCGCCAAGGCTATCGGCGCGTTCGAGATGTACAAGGGCAAGCTCGACGGCAAGGATATGCTGGCGCTTGAGGACCAGATCAAGACGCTGCGGATAGGCGACAAGGCCAAGGCGCAGGCAACGGAGATGTTGAGCGGGCTGCCGGCCAGCGAGCGGGCAGAGCAGGGCACGAAGCAAAGCCTGCAGTTCTGGACGGCGGACGGCTACAGCCAGAAGGTTTCAGCAGGCATCACGGCAGGCTTCCTGCGGGAGAGCCAGTTCTTCCCCGGCGCGGTCAATCCGCGTGACGGCCGAGACGGGTCCGACAGCATCAACATCGGGCAGTGGAATCAGGCTCGCGCCACGGCCTTCAAGGAGTTCGCGCGCAAAAACGGCCTTGATCCCAACGATGTTGCGACCGGCTTAAAGTATGCCAAGGCTGAGATCGACGGGGTGATCCCGCAATCCATCTCCGGCGTGTCGCCAGAACTCAAGACCCGGCTGCAAAACGCCAAGAGCGAGAAGGAGGCGGCGGACCTGATGACCCGCTTCTACTTCAAGCCGCTCTATACGGACGGCGAAAGCTCACATCGTCAGCGTTCGGCGTCTCAAATCCTCGCGAAGTACGGCACGCCAGACGATCCGCTCAAGACCAGCGTAGATGCGGCGACCGGCGTTGCACCGCCTCAGAACGGCCCGCGATACGTCGACACCCGCCAGATGCTCCTGGACGCGGACGCCCAGTACGACGCGGCCACCCGTCGCAACAATGAGGTCAATGCGACCAACGATGCCCAGCGCCGAGCCACGCAGAGCGCGCTCGACATTAATCTCGCCACGCAGAAGCGGCAGATCGAGATGGCGAAGCTGCAACTGGATATCAGCGTGGACAAGTGGATGCAGTCGGGCGGCCCGAACGGCACGGCTGCGACCACGCGCCCGCCGCCGGAAATCTGGAACCAGCTTCACTACGAGAAGCAAAAGAGCATCGACGCGACGCTTGCCCACAACGCCAAGGGGCAGGACGCCGTCACCGATCAGCAGGTGTGGTACGATTTGCAAAGCGGCCTGACCAGTGCCGACCCGAAGGTGCGCGAGGAGTACGCCAACAAGCCGCTTTGGGAATACAAATCAAAACTGTCCAATCAGGACTTCCAGGAGATCGCCAAGATGCAGGGCACGGCCCGCAAGGGCGATCCGGACAAGAACCTGACGCACGTCCGCAACATCAACCAGATGGTCGATGACACGTTGTTGAAGTTGAACATCGATCCGACACCCAAGCCGAGCAGCGGGACCACGTCCGATGCGGCAAAGGCCCTGCGGTTCCGCCGTTCCGTGCAGGACCGCATCACTGCGCTGGAAACCGAGACGGGCAAGAAGGCGACGCCGGAGCAGCAGCAGAAGATCATCGACGGCATGGCAATGGAAGTTGTGACGTCGAAGGGCTGGATCTGGGACAGCACAAAGCCGCGCTACGAGATGACGATCAAGGACGTGCCGGATACGGAAAAGTCCAAAATCGTGGACGCCCTGCGCCGGCAGGGATACGAGCCGACCGACGACATGGTCATTGACCTGTTTGCCCGGAAGAACGCGAAGGCCGTTAAATGACCGATACGTTCGTGCTGACCGACGATTCTGCCCCGCCTCCCGCAGAACCGGCACCGCCGCCCGTTCCGGCATCGGCCCCGGAAGGGACCAACGAGTACGACGCGCTTCTGGCTCAGGCTCCTCCCGCGAGCGACCGCAAGCCAACCGGCAACGAGTACGATTCGGTCGTCATCGACATGAAGCGGGAACGCCAGCAGCGTCTCCGCGCGACCGCCATTGCCGCACAGGGCTCGACGCCGGAGGTTGCTGCCAAGGCACTGCAACTGTCGGGCAAGACTGGCCTGCCGTCCGATCTGGTGGAGCGCAACCTGCCGAAGGTTGCCGCCGAGCAGAAGCTGAACGAGTACGACGCCCTTCTAGGCAAGTCGCCCAAGTTGGCGGCATGGCTCACGGCCGACCCGATCAACGCCAAGGTCGCCGACAGCGAGGGGGATTTCTCCAAGCTGTCGCTGATCGAGGAAGGCGTGAACGAGATCACGCGCGGCGTGCTGGGCCAGCAGGCCAACAGCAACTTCGCGGGCTGGAAGACCGCCAGCCGCAAGCTGGGCGAGTTGGAGAGCGCGCTACAGAAGCAGGCGCGGGGCGAGTACCTGTCGCCCTTCGACCGCGCCATGATCGGCCAGGAAGAGACGATCCGGCAGACCATGAAGGACGCCATCATCAACTATGGCGGCCAGTTCTATGAGCGGCAGGCACAGGCGGCAGAGTTGCCCATGCGGCCCGTCGTGGCCGAGATGCAGAAGGCCGGCGAGGCGGGCGACTGGGGCGGCATGTGGGAGGCCCTGAAGAAGGACCCGCTGGGCGCCATCTACTCGATCAGCATGCAGTCGGCGTACCTGTTGCCCTTCCAATTGGGCGCGTTCGCCGTGGCGGGCCCGGGTGGTGCGTTCGGCGTGTCGTTCCTTGCCGAGTACATGGGCGCGGTCACGGACGCCATGAAGGAGGCCGGGGTCAACATCGCGGACCCAACGCAGGTCACGCAGGCGTTCAACGATCCCGCCCTTATGGCGAAAGTCGAGCGGCAGGCCACCATCAAGGCGGGCACGATCGGGGCGGTGGATGCTGCGTCCCTGCGGCTGGCGCGCGTTCCCATGGGTATGGGCAAGAGCGCAGTGACCCGGGAAGCCACCAACATCGTGGCCCAGATGGGCGTACAGGCGGGGGCAGGGGCCTTTGGCGAGGCGGCGGGCTCGACGCTGGCCGGCATGAAGGTCGACCCGTTTGCGGTCGTCTCGGAAGCCCTTGGCGAGATGGGCTCGGCGCCGGTTGAGGTGGCAACGGCCCGCTGGACACAGGCCATCAAGCAGGATGCCACCCGCGAGCAGTTCGAGAAGTATCAGGCGCTGCCGCCCCTAGAGCGCATTGCCATCGGGCAGGCGCTGGTGGTGGACCGGCTGCTTGAGCAGGTCACGAACACCAAGATCGCGGCCCTTTCCCCGGAGAAGCTGCAGGAGTTCATCGGCAGCCTGTCCGACGTCGTGCAGAGCGTGTTCGTCCCTGCTCAGGCCGTGGCGACCTACATGCAGGACATGACCGGGCTGCAGGCCAAGCAGTTCGTGGAAAGGCTGGGCATTGCCGACCAGATCGAGCGCGCCCGCGTGTCCGGCGAGGACATCGCCATCCCGCTTGCCAACTACCTGACGGGAGCCAGTGAGGCGCACAAGGCGTGGCGCAATGACCTGCGGACCGAGGTTGACGGCTTCTCCGTCCGCCAGGCGCAGGAATGGGAGAGCCGCCGGCAGGCCGAGACGCAGGCGGCGCTTGCGCGGTTCGAGGAACAAATCGCCGCCGGTATCGGAGAGATTGAGCCGCAGACCCGCGTCTATCAAACCGTGCTGGAGCGGCTGAAGAACTCCGGGCAGTACACGAATGAAGTGGCCGCCCAGCATGCCGCCCTGTACGCGGCCCACTACGCCGCCCGTGCCGCGCGCAACCCCGGCCTCTACACCGATGCTTATGACGCCTATGAGAAGGCGGGCACGGGCAAGGGCGTGGATATCCGCTCGGAACTACCGGAGAGCATCCGGGCGCTGGGCCCGGACCGCATCGATATCATGCTGGACAGCATCCGGAGCGGTAAGGACCCGGTGAAGGTTCCAAAGGACTCGAAGCCAGCGCCCGCTGCATATGACGCGACCATATTGAAGGCGGCGCGGCGACTGGCGCGAGGCTGGACGCCGGAGAGGCCTATTAAGGCGCCGCAGTCGTTGACGGACTTTGTGCGTAAGAACGGCGGGCTAAACATTCTAGCCAGCGAGGCTGGCGACATTCGCGCGGCCGATCTAGCCAAGATTCCCGGCCTGTTACAGAAGAAGGGCAAAAACAAGGGCAAGTCGGCCGATCTTCTCGCGCAAGCGGCTATGGATGTCGGGTTCCGCTTTGGCTCCGAGACACGATTTGGTAGCGGCGTTGATGTGGATGCCTTCATCAAAGCGCTGGAAGCTGATGCGACTGGCCGGTCCAAGGTGTATCCGGATGATGCCGACACGGCTGCGTTTCAGGTGCAGCAGGACTATTTCAACGAGTTCTTTCGTTGGCTTAAGGATGATCTCGGCTGGGAGCCAAAGGGAAGGACTCCGGAGGAGATCGCCAAATTTCTGAGCCAAGATGACACGACGCAGCGGCTCATGGCGTTGGCGGAACGCGTGGATGCCCTTGGCCCGGATAGCCTTGAAGCGCGGCAGCTTGATCGTGAATTGGCTCGCATCAAGGACGAATCCCTTCAGAGGCTGTGGGACGAGTTTGACGAGCGCGACGCCGCTGCAAGCGCCGTTGACGGTGGCCCGTCTGTACCGGACACTGGTGGGCTTTCACGGGAAGAGTGGGAACGTCTCCATGGCGACATCGCAGGAACTATCGACGCTCAGGGAGCGACTGACCAAGGCGTTGGCGAAGGACAATCTGCCTGGCTCGACGCGGAAGGAATTGTCGGCGGTCAGGCTGGCAACGGATCTGCGCCTCTCACTCCGCAAGAAGCAGCCCGCGCTCGACGAGCCGAAGCGCTAGGCAAGTTCCAGAGCGAGCGCCAACAGCTCGCGGATGCTCTTGAAAGCCTTGGCATCGATCCCCAGTGGTCGAATGCGAAGATCAGGAAGGCGCTGGACGCGGCGGCGAAGCCGGGCGGGCGGACGTATGAGCAGGCCGGTCAGATCAAGTCCGACGCCTTCAAGAAGTGGTTCGGCAATAGCAAGGTTGTCGATGAAAGCGGCAAGCCGCTGGTCGTTTACAAGGGCGGTCCGACCAAGGCGTGGCAGGATGGCTCTGAGATTACGGCCTTTGATAGTCCCAATGGACCTTGGGCGGGCTTTTTCACTTCTGACCGTGCGGTGGCGAGCCGGTTTGCCGATGCGCAGTGGATGATGACGGAGAACGGCGGCCAGCCGGCCGGCGTGTTCCCCGTCTTTCTGTCCATGCAAAAGCCGCTTGTAGTGGATGCCAAGGGTCGTCCGGCGCGCGAGTTCCAGATCGATGCAAGCGTGATCGGCAAGCCTGACTCGCCAATCCGCGAGCAGATGCTGAGTGGCGACTATGATGGACTGATCTTGCGGAACACGGCGGACGAGGGCGATGTATATGTGCCGCTGAAGCCCGAACAGATCAAATCGGCCACCGGCAACAGCGGCGCGTTCGACCCGTCGTCTCCGCGCATCTACAATCAGTCTGTCTATCACGGCTCCCCGCACATCTTCGACAAGTTCACGCTGGACAAGATCGGCACGGGCGAGGGTGCGCAAGCCTATGGCTGGGGGCTCTACTTCGCGGGCAACAAGGCGGTGGCGAAGTATTATCGCGAGGCGCTGGCAAAACCTGCCGATGTTCAATGGGGCGATGGTCGCACGCGTTATCAGGTAAGGCAGGATATCTTGAGCAACGCTTGGCGCGCGTTGCCCGACAATCTCAACACACCCGATCTGATGGCGGAGGTCGCGCGGCTGGTCGACAATCTCACGCGCGTCTATGACAACATGGCTAGGCCAAGAGAGGCCGGAGGCCGTGGGTCGGCTGACCTGATCGACGTGGACATTGCACAAAAGGTAGATCAGTTCGGCAAAGAGGCTGCGGCGCAACCCGACAGTGTTGCCGCGCAAATCAGCAAGGCCGTAATCGACGCGATTGCGGAAGCGCCGAGGCCTCAGTGGGTAGAGAACAAAGGCCGCCTCTACCACGTCGAGATCCCCGACGATGGGGCGTATCTCCTGTGGGATAAGCCGCTTGCCGATCAGCCGGAAACGGTCAAGGCTGCTTTGGCAAAAATCGGAATCAAGCCAGAAGATGCACCGAAGCCGCCCGCTGACCGGGTAATTGCTTCGATTGTGCGCCGTGCCCTGAAGGCAAACGAAGGCAACCCGGACGGAATTGCGCTTGTCATCGACAACGATGCGGAACTGGATCGCATGGCGCGGCAACACGCGCGCTATTCCAAGGCAACTATCGGGGAGGATGGCCCCGGCGCCTATGTTGAAGAACAGGCGAAGGGCTACCTAAAGGCGCTTAGAGATTCGGAGGCCAACACAGGCGAGCGCATCTACAAGGCTCTGAGCGAGAGGCTTGCCAAGCCCGCGCCCGACGAGATGGAAAACCCCGGCGGACCGCGCGGCTGGGGTGTTGTCGTGAACACGCGCGACGGCAAGATGGCGGACGATAAAGCGGCATCTCTTGCGCTGCGTGAGGCCGGCATTCCAGGCATCAAGTATTTGGACGGCGGATCACGTCGGGCTGGAGAAGGAGACTACAACTACGTCCTGTTCGACGACGCCCTCGCGACCATCCAGCAGTACGAGCAGACCGAACGCGGCAACATCAGCTTCACCGATAACGGGGCGATCATCCGCCTGTTTCAGGGCCGGGACCTGTCCACCCTGATCCACGAGAGCGGCCACCTCTGGCTGGCAGAGCTTGAGTTCGACGCCAAGGCGCAGAACGCCTCGGAAGAAACCAAGGCCATGTGGCAGACCGTGCTGGACTACGTCGGCAGCAAGGACGGCTACATCACGGTCGAGCAGCACGAGCTATTCGCCCGGGCTTTCGAGGCCTACACGATGGAAGGCAAGGCCCCCAGCGAGGGGCTGCGCGCGGCCTTCCGGTCGTTCAAGAATTGGCTGGTCACGATCTACCGGACGCTGGCCCGGCTGAATGCGCCGCTGTCTCCTGAGATCCGACAGGTGTTCGACCGCCTGCTGGCGACGGACGAGGAAATCGCCGCCGCCCGGACCACACAGGGCCTCAATCCCCTGTTTGCTGACGCCAAGTCCGCCGAGATGACGGAGGCCGAGTTCAAGGCCTACACGGCGAACGTGACGCGCGTGGTGGACGAGGCCGAGCAGAAGGTTCTCGCCAAAGTCATGGCGCAGATCAAGCGCGAGAAGACCAAGGAACTGGCCGCCGAGAAGGCCCGCATCCGAAAGGAAGTCACGGCCGAGATGATGGCCGACCCGGGGCAGGGTGCGCTCTACTTCCTGCGCAACGGCAAGCTGTTCGAGGGCGAGACGCCGGAGGCGATGGCCGGCAAGAAGCTGGACCGCCCGTCGCTGGTCGCGCTCATTGGCGAGGATGGACTGAAGCTGCTGCCGAAGGGCATCTACAGCGAGGACGGCCTGTCTCCCGACGACGTCGCTCAGACATTCGGCCTTGGCAACGGCACGGAATTGACGGACCGCCTGTTGCAGATTCAGGCCGAGCAGGAAGCCATGCGGGCGAAGGGCGACAACCGCTCCGTCGTCAATGTCCGGATCGCGGAGGAGACGCAGCGCCGGCTGACGGAAGCCATGGGGGACCCGCTCAACGACGGATCGATTGAAGCCGAAGCCATGGCCGCGGTCCATTCGGACAAGCAGGGCGCGCTCATGGCGAGCGAGGTGAAGGTGCTGGCCCGCAAGGCCGGGCACTCCGGCGTCATCAGCCTGGAGAACATCAAGGACTGGGCGGCCAAGGCCATCGGGGAGATGTCCACTTATCAGGGCACGCAGTTCGCCAAGTACCAGCAGGCGGAGCGCGTGGCCGGGCAGCGTGTCCAGCGGGCGCTGGTGAAGGGCGACTTCATGGCCGCCTTCAAGGCGAAGCAGGACCAACTCGTCAACTTCGCACTCTATCAGGAGGCGAAGAAGGCGGCCGACGACACCGAGAAGGCGCGGAAACTGGCCGACCGCTACGCCAGCGCCCGGACCATCCCCAACATGGAGCAGGCCACGCTGGATGCCATCCATGAGGTGCTGGAGGAGTTTGACTTCAAGAAGCGCTCCGGCAAGCTGCTGGCCGAGCGGACGCTGTTCAACGCATGGGCGGCCGAGCAGGAGAAGGCCGGTCACGTCGTGGTCGAGCCGCCCCGCCTGAAGGGAGCGCAGCGCAAGCACTTCTCCCAGATGACGGTCGATGAAATCCGGGGCTTGCACGACTCCATTGCCCAGATGGCGCACCTTGGCCGTCTCAAGAAGGAGCTGATCGTCAACGGCCAGAAGCGCGACCTCGACAACCTGCTGACCGAGATGGAGGCGAGTGCCGAAAAGCTGGTGCAGCGCGGCGTGTCGCAGTTCCGCGAGGGCGAATCGCTTTTGCAGGAGCAGCTTGGCGATCTGCGCCACAACTTCACAGACCTCCGCTCGTCGCTGATCAAGATGGAGCGCCTGTTCGAGATACTGGACGGCGACAAGACCGGCCGGGGCATCTTCTCCCGCGCCCTGTTCAAGCCCATCGCGGACGCCCAGACGGTCGACTACGACCTGAAGGTGGCCGCCAACAAGGCCATCAAGGCGATTTACGACAAGGTGCCGAAGGAGCAGCGCAAGGCGTGGGCCACTCGCCACAGCGTTCCCGAGGTGCAGGCCGGGCTCACACTGACCAAGGAACAGATCATCGCCATCGCCCTGAACACGGGCAACGCGAGCAACCTTGAGAAGCTGCTGCAGGGCCGGAAGTGGTCGCAGGTCGGCGTCACGGCACTCTTGGACAAGCACCTGACGCAGGAGGAGTGGACCTTCGTTCAGGATATCTGGGACCACATCGACAGCTACTGGCCGCAGATCGAGGCGCTGGAGAAGGAGGTCAATGGGTTCGCCCCAAAGAAGGTCGAGGCCACCCCGGTACAGACCCGGTTCGGCACCCTGCGGGGCGGCTACTACCCGATGGAGTACAACCGGCACGCCAGCTTCAAAGCCGACAAGATCGCCCGCATCCGCGAGACGACCGCGGCGGTTGGCGAACTGTTTGCCCCTGGACGCGCCAAGCCCAGCACCCGGGCGGGCTCGACCAATGAGCGCGTCGAGAATTTCAACGCCCCGGTCCTGCTATCCCTGAACGTGATCCACAACCACATCAACGAGGTCACGCAGGACATCGCCTATCGCAAGGCGGTGATGCAGACGTACAAGATCATCACCAGCGATCGGTTCCGGGGGGCTGTCCAGTCGGCGGTGGGCCCGGAATACGAGGGCCAGATCCTGACGTGGCTCCAGCGGATCGCCAACGAGGGCGTGCAGGACAAGGTCGGCCTGTCCGGCGTCGAATCGGTGCTACGGACCATGCGGCTCAACGTCAGCATCGTTGGCATGGGCCTTCGCGTCTCGACCATGCTGCAGCAGACGGTCGGCTATTCCAACTCGATCCAGCGGCTTGGAGAGGCGGCGATGGCAAACGGATTCCGGCTGTTCGCCAGCAATCCCAAGGGCATGGCGGAGACGGTCTTCGCCAAGTCCGGCGAGATGCGGCATCGCATGAACGGTATCGACCGCGACATGCGCGCCAACATGAAGCGCTTCACGGGGAAGGAAGGCATCCGCCCGTCTGTGGCCCGGTTCGCCTTCAAGGGCATCGCCTTGTTCGACATGGCGGTGACGCTCCCGACGTGGCTCGGCGCCTATCATCAGGGGCTGGGCCAGAAGATGACCGAGCAGGAGGCCATCTACTACGCCGACAAGATGGTCCGCGACACGCAGGGCGCTGGCGGCAACAAGGATATGTCGTCGCTTCAGAACGGCAACGAGGCGTGGAAGCTGTTCACCATGTTCGGCAGCTATGCCAACGTCCTCTACAACGCCCAGCTTGGCCTATGGACGGACGCCCGCTATGGCAAGATGACGGCCAAGAAGTTCGCGACCCTGATGCACCAGTTCCTGTACCTGATGGTCATTCCGCCGCTTCTGTCGGCGCTGGTGGTCGACAAGGGGCCGGAGGATGACGAGGATTGGCTGCTGTGGGCCGCGCGCAACGTGGGCTTTGGTGCGTTTCAGGGTGTGCCGCTTTTACGGGACGCAGCTAACGCCACGAAGAATTTGGTTGAGGGCAAGTTCTCGAATGGGGTGCAATTGACCCCCATTGCCGGCATCTTCGAGAACCTGATGCACCTCGGGAAGGATGCCACGAAGATTGTGCAGGGCGAGGAGCCGTCCAAGACGGCCCTGAAGAACCTGTTCAACACGATGGGCGGCGTCATGGGCCTCCCGCTCGGCCAGCCGGGCCTAACCCTGCAATACATTCTGGACGCCTCGACTGGCGTCGAAGACCCGGAGGACCTGTGGGACTGGGTGCGTGGCCTTACGATCGGGCCGCCCAAGAAGAAATAGGGCGGTCAGTAACTGATGCAGTTGATGTAACCGCCTGAGTTGGTGCAGTTCGTTATCTGTGGTGTGCTGGCGGCGGTGGCGGATCGTATCCTTTGCATCTCGGCTCGGTGGGCCGTGGTGAGGTCGCGGCTGATAGAAGCCATTTCCGCAGCCATCTGGCTGGATCGCTCGGCGGCGATGTTGCTGCGCTCAATGTTGTATTCGCCCCATGTGATCTGACGACTGATCAGTCGGGCGGTGTTGTTGTCCAGCTTGGCGAAGGATGCGGAGTAGATAGCGGCGGCGCTGGGGCTGGCCTGGCGGGCGGAGGCAAGCTCGATTTCCCGGCAGCGGTTCACATAGGGCGTCAGCGCCTTGATGTTTGCCACGTCCTCGGGGGTGGCCTTCTGGGGGTTGGCCTTGTTTTCGACCGTCATCACCAGTTTGGCCGACAGGCTCAGTCCTGAAGGGCTTTGTTCAAGCTGGGCAACGCAGGCGCGGCGAGCGGCGGAGCCCTCGGCCATCGCGTCGTTGATCCGCTTGCCTTCTGTCTGGGCTGCCGTCGATAGGCATCCCCCAAGCAGGAGTGATCCCAAGCAGGCGAAAATCCGGGTCATTGTTCGTCCTCTCTGCGCCCCGCCCGGAGGCTAGGCCATTCCAGCCCTGATTTGCAAGTAATCGCCACATCGGGGGCTACGCCCGTCCGTCTTTTACAATCCTCGCACCTGCTTTGTGTTTGAGGACTGGAATGACGGAAGGGACCGACCGGCGCCGGGGCGTATCAGGAAGCGCGGCCTTCAAGCTGCCCTGCCGGGTAGCCACGACGGCTGCAATCACCCTGTCCGGGCTGCAGACCATCGACGGCGTGGCTCTGGCTGCCGATGACCGGGTGCTGGTCAAGGATCAGGCATCCGGCATCGAGAACGGGATCTATGTTGCCGATACTGGGGACTGGGTCCGCGCCGTCGATTGCGACGGGCCGCGCGACGTCGTGCAGGGCACGCTGGTCCTGATCCTCTCTGGCTCCGTGAGCGGGAACACGATTTATCAGCTTACCACTTCGTCACCCTCCATCGGCTCGACCAGCCTGTCCTTTTCTGTCGTCGGCACGGCGGCGCTGTTTTACGCCTCGGCTTTTGCCCAGACCCTTCTGGATGACACGACGGCGGCGGCGGCCCGGACCACGCTGGGCGCGGTCGGGTTGACGGGGGATGAGACGGTCGGCGGCGTCAAGGCCTTTACCGGGGCGAACACGCACGCGGGTATCGAGACGTTCGCCGTCTCGCCGGTAGTGCCCACCAAATCGGCGGGCGACAGCACCACGGCTCCGGCGACCACGGCTTTTGTGGGGACGGCCATTGCCGCCATCGGCCGCAGCGATGCGGTGCGGCAGACGGTATCCGCCGGCCCGGTGGACACGGCGGGCCTGCCGTCCTTCCTGCCCAGCACGGCCACGGGCCTCACGGTCACGACGCAGAACGTCTCATCGACTTACCCGCTGGTCGCCACGGCGGCGGGCGGCTGGTCGTCCACGACGGGCAACCCGCAGGACACGCACGGCTACAGCACGGCCAATATCACATGGTCCGGCCTGACGGCCTCGCGAGCGGCAGCCACCCCCAATTTCCTGTACGGCACGATCTCCGGCGGAGTGATCACGCCCGCCTCCACGATCCTGGCGCCGGTCTACCAGTGGGGCGGCACGCCCGCCGTCACCAGCGGGCAGATCACGTTCAACATCTCGGAGATGAGGGCCTATCTCGGCAACGGCTCGGCGGCTGTGCAGACGAATCTGGTGGTGTTCGGCGAGGCCGCGACGGACGGGTCCAACGTCATCAGCACGGTCGCCTATGCCTACAACGGGCGGTACGAGGGCGCGTTCACCTCGACCTTGTGGTCTACCTCTACGGCCGCCTCGTGGTCGCACAATCTCGGCGTCATCCCGAAGATCAAGGACGTGATTCTTGAATGCACGACCAACGACAACGGATTTCTGGTCGGGGAGCAGATTTCGATGGTCGGGCAGACGCTGACTTCCGCTTCGTCCGGCGTCTATCACCCGCATCCTCTGGCTGCGACGCGCAACGCCATGCACACCTTCAGCGCCGTCGATGCTGCCTTCATCGCGTCGAACGCCACCACCGGCGGCAACGTCGCCCTTACCGCTGCCCGCTGGAAATACAAGGGCACGGCCTCCCGAGGCTGGTAGCCAAGTAATCGCCACATCGGGGCGGTTCCCGACCTCGTTAATAGAATTTCACCTTCAGGCAATCGGGCCTTGTCTCGAAGGTGAAGCATGAACGACGCATACAAGACCAGTCTGTCGATTACGACCACTGGCGCAACTGTTTCCACAGGCATTCTTGAGTGTGCAGTTGGCCGCAAGCGAGGCGGCGGGGTGCAGATCACCGGCACGTTCACCGGGACTGTCCAGTTTGAAGAAACGCTGGACAGCGGCACGACCTGGATATCCAAGACGGTTTATCCGGTTGGAGGCGGACCGGGGGTCACGTCGGCATCCGCGACGGGGCAATGGAAGTTTGTTTGCGGTGGAAGCACAAATTTCCGCGTGCGCTGCTCGGCTTTTACCAGCGGACCGATCAATGCAGCAATCACGCTGACAGACGGTGTGGATGATACCCAGTCCGGTCCGGTCGTTGTCTCTGGTTCTGCAATTGGAACGGCGACGGCAACAATTGCCAGCACGGCCAGTCTGTCGGACGCCGTTGATTGCAGCACGCCCGCCACCCGCGCCCGCCGGCTGGTCCTGCCGTCGAATATGCGCGGCATCACCCGCCTTTCTGCCGCAGAGTGCAACACCTCGGGCGGCACCTTCACTCCGGTTGCCGATGAAGACGGGTCGGAATGGTATGTCGATGTCGTGGCGTCGCTGTCGGTGCCTCTGCCGGCGCGCGTATTCGATACCTGCAACTATGTGAAGTTCCGGGGCGGCACGTCGGGCAGCACGCAGTCGGCCAGCGGCGGCGATCTCGTCTTGACGGTCTACAAGGGCTGATCCCGTGGGTCTGCCCTACGCCCTCCGCAGGGCGCGAGACCGGACGCCGAAGCGGCCGAAGTCGCCACCCTACGTGCTGACGCTGTCGAAGCCGGTGACGTTCTTCGGCAACTCGATGACGGCGGGCAACATCTCAGGCACGGCCAACTCGTTTCCGGCTTTGCTCGAGCCCTTCGTGAGCGGCACCGTCGCCAACGAGGGCCATGGCGGCGACACGCCGACCCAGGTCGCGGACCGCGTCACGAACACCGATACCACGATCTACGACACGGGTGCGGGCCTCACGCGAGCGCAGCAGGTAGCGGGCTATGTCGGCATCGGCTGCATGCGAAACGCCATCACATCGGCTATCGGTGTCGGCGGCACGTCGGCCTCGATCCTGACTCAGGTCGCCCGCGCGATCGGCGCCGTGACCTCGGGGCAATACTTCGTCTCTGCCGAGCCAAACGCCGATGTCGAGCCGGCCGGCATCGCCGGCTGGGCCATGTCGGAATGGGTCCGCCGCGAGCTGATGCGGCTCTACCCGAACAACGTCATCGATTGGAACTACCGCGCCTCGCTGTACCCGGCTTTCGGCAGCCTGGACCGTGAGAACCTCGGCGATCTGGTGCCCCCGGCGCAGTGCCGCCGCCTGAACAACAGCACCGTCAACTCGCTGCACTTCGGCCCGCTTGGCAACAAGGCGATTTCGCACGATGACGCCTGGCACTGGCTGGAGGGGCAGGAAACCGGCGGCGGCTGGGCGCCTCCCTATCTGAAGCGGTATATCACCGGCACCGACGCCGCGACGGCGCGCACCTTGAACGGCAAGGTTTTCGACACGCCCTATCTGGGATCGGGCAACACGTTCGCGCTGGTTGGCGGCGATACCGTAAATCTGGCCGTCAATTCCTCGACCGGCGAGATCACCAACACGACCGGCGCGAATCTCGGCATCGTGACGGCTATCGTTGAAGTCAAAAAAGGCACGGTCCGGAACCGCTGCCGGCTGGATCTCTACATCGGCGCGTCCGATACGTCCTGCACCGATACGTTCTTCTTCGGCAAGCAGGCGATCACCATGCCGGACAGCCCGACGAGCGTTGATGCTCAGAAGGGCTCGTTCATCTTCGGGGTTCGCATGGCGCCGGGCACGGACGGAACGTCGATGTTCATCCTCGGCAACGAGGATGCCGGCAAGGTCACGATTGAGCGCACGACCTCGAACACGATCCGGCTCACGGGCAAGAACCCGTCCGGCACGACCGTCGTTTCGCTCACGTCCAACGCCTCGGGGGCAGGGCTTGTCAATGAGGCGGCCGGGCTGGTGTGGGTGGCGATCTCCTTCGACATCAACGCCGGAACGCCGACCGCCACCATGACGGTAAACGGAACCGACGTTCTGAGCGCGACCAAGACTCTGACATCGGGCGGGACGGTCAATTACTCCAAGCGCCTGATCATCGGCGCACAGACCATGACGCGCCGCGCGCCGTTCCTCGGCTGGCTGCGTGAGTTCTGGATGGCCCGCGACTACATCGACTGGAGCGTGTCGGCCCGCCGCGACGAGGTTTACAACTCCTCCACCCTGGCGGCGGTCAACCTGCCGTCCAATGGCGCGGTGAACGCCATCGTTCCGTTCTTCTGGCGGCCCGGTAACGACGCGGATAAATACTGGGGCGACAATCGCGGCACGGGCGGCCCGTCCGTGGCCTATATCCTGCCGGGCGTCGCGCCGTCGCCGATCACCAGCCAGCCGGTCGATGGCAATTTCCAGCCGACCGATCTCGGCGCCGCGCTGGTGGCGTGGTGGAACGCCGACGACCATGGCACGTCCAATATGACCGATGACGGGTCCGGCCTGATCTCGGCATGGGTGGACCGCATCGGCGGCGTCTCGCTCACGGGCTCGACCACGGCCCGGCCGACCTGGAGCGCAACCTCGTTCAACGCCTCCGGCGCGTCCTGCGCGGCCCTCACGTTCAACGGCACGGCCAACTGCCTGACCGGCACGTCCTTCGGCTCGATCCCGGTGAGCACCACGCCCGGAACGATCATGGTGGCGGGCTCCGGCGCCGGCACCGCAGACGCCAACAGCCGGTTCATCATCGCCTATGGCGGCACGGCGGGCGGCTCGCAGCGCCGTGTCGGCAAAAACACGGCGGACACGGCGGTCGGCGGCGACGGCACGACGCAGACCTCTGGCGGAACCCTGCTCAACTGGCTGAATGAGGCCATCGTCAGTCTCGACTTCGCGGCGACGACCTACACGCTGGCGGCAAACGGCACCGTGGGCACACCGACGACGGGCGCCACGCTCAACACGACGGCAACCCGTATCCGCATCGGCGCCAGCACGGCGACGACGGCCGCCAACTTCTGGAAGGGCATGGCGCGCCATGTGTTCGTCACGACGGCCCTGACCACGACCCAGCGCCAGCAGCTTGAGGGCTGGATTGCCTGGGATTGCGGCCTGACCGGCCTGTTGCCGGCGACGCATCCCTACAAGTACGCGAGGCCGTGAGTAACGGAAGTATGAGCAAGCAAGCGGACCCCGACCCAGTGCCACCTAGGCCGGAGGCCCTGACCCCAACGCGGACCAAGACCCGCACGGAGGCTGATATGAGCGTAGGCAGGAAAGCGGGCGAAAGTCCATGAACCCGGACGCCACATTGACCGCGCCCGTCATCGCCCAGTGGGGCGCTTATGGCGTGATTTTGATCGTGCTGGCGCTGGCTGTGTGGACGCTCGCTCGGGCCCTGATCTCCTCCTACGAAGATCGCCTCGTTGAAACCAAATCGCTACTTCAGCAGAAATCGGACGACTCAAGGACAGTTACCGAGGCGCTGAAAGATATG